AACGCGGGCATTTTTACCTTCACCTGTAGTGACAGTTGTTAGATAACCCATGACATCTGCTATACGGTAAAGCTCGTTACGGTTTTTACCACCTAGATCTGGTCGGTAAATAATTTGATCACCGTTTTGATCTTCTGATGCGTGTGCAATGAAAACAACATCTTTACCTAAACTGATCAAAGTATTGATGTATTGCTTGAACGTTTGGTTCGCTAAACCTTGAGCCTTTAACTTTAAAGAACCATCTTTTTGACGGTTATTTGCCGTAAGTAACAGGTGGGTTTTAATGCATTCAAGCATTGCACCCACGGTATCAATGACAACAGTTTTATATGGTGCTAAGTCCTGCGGAGTAAGGTTAGCTACATCACTCCATTGTTGAACCTGTACAACCGCACCACGACGTAATTCACCAGTACGGTGAGCACCACGGTCAAAGTCAAAAGAAATTGCTTTTTCCGCAGTAAAGCCCATCGATGATTTACCTAAACCCGGATCAGCGTAAAGGTACACAATAATTGCTTGAACCAATAAAGTTTGGTCAGCAGTAATAATCGGTAAAGCCATTTTTCTTATCCTTATCTTGAGCCAGTGAAGCCGCGCTTAGTTTTATAAGCTTTGCGGTCACGTGTAGGGATGTTTGTTTCACGTAGCTTTATTGCGAGCTGCTTTCTGCGTTGGAAGTCGATTTCTTGTGTGAGTTCATTCCAAACTTTTGGATAGTCAGTTTGGAACTTTTCAACGTCCAAAGGTGTCTTAACTGAGTCCTTCACCTTGTAAAGAACTGAGCCATTAGCATTAGATGCGTACACTTGCCAGCCAATGCGAACTGAATACAGCCCTTTATCATCACGGCCTAAAAATGACTTGTAGCCGTCAGGATGTTTTTTGAAATTAGACATGTTCAGCCTCCTTACATTCGCATGTACCAACAAAGGCATACGTAAGCGGGCTAGGAGCATCAACAGGTGAGACGTCCTTAATATTTAAAGGAATAATTTCTTTGCGATATTTAACTAAAACCACATCACCTTCACGGCAATTGACAATTCCTTCTCTTGAAGAAAAACGTGCAGATTTAGAAGATTGGGTTACTCTGCAAAATGAAACCTCATCACCAGCTTTGATTTTTGAACGGTCAACAGGAATAACCTTATTGCAGGTAGGGCATTTATAATTCTTCATTAGGCTGCCTCCACCAACTTGTTACGTTCGATGAAGCCTTTTAGAAGACCATTGATGTTTCGGATGTCTTCAAATTCGGTGAAATCGTTATATGACTTACCATTAACATCAGTGATTTCATTTACTGTGAGTTGTGTAATATCAACAGCGGTGAATTCAGAACCCGGAACGCCGTAGCTGTCAGGATGGGCTTCAAAATCAAAGCTCACATTTAAACAGAAGCTATCTAATTTGATGACGGCAACGCCAGAATGTTTACCTGTGATTTTCGCGGTTAAAACACCGTAAGTACTTGGTTGAGTTTTAGGTGTAAATAGAGAAGGGGCTTCTTTTGCTTGGAAAGCTGGTTGCAATTGGCAAGCGACTAAAGAACCACCTGAGATTGCAAGAGCAGCCATGCTGACAAATGCAAATGAGTTGAAAGGGGTAGCTTTTACGTTCATAATTGATCTCGCTGTTTGCAAAGCACATCGGACCTGGGGAGGGGCGGTGTGCTTTTTTGATGTCTACGAGATAAATATAAGAAAACTTAGTTTTATTGTCAATAAGAAATCTTATTTTAATTTAAGAAAGCTTACTTTTATGCTTTAATAGACAAAAGAAAACCCACCATAGGGGTGGGTTGGAGGGAGTTTGTTATGATCGCTAGGAATAAAAGAAACAGTTGTTGTGCACGCCTAGATATTTGGGATGAATCTCCAATAATTTTAGAAGGCGAGCTAAAGCTGATTGTGCTAGAAGCGCTATATGCTGGTGAATTAGATTTAGAGTGGAGACGCGAGTTCTTTTCAGATGCCATTGAAAAGTTAGAAAAACTAGCAGGTCACCACCCAACTCCTAAGCGTGCTTCTTAAGTGTAATTTCTGAGCGGAAGTTTCTATTTGACTTAATGTTATCAAGATAAAATTGGTCTTTGTCTGTTGATGATATGAATTTATTTATCGTATCCCTATCCATCATTGTATAGCAGATCCTATCACTGTTTTTAAGATCAATTTCAAGAGCATGATCGTTTAAGACAATATAGAAATTAATTAGTTCAGAATTAATATTTACAATTTTACTCACGTGAAATACTCCTCCCGATATGTTTTTAAAGGATCGTGTCGGGTCACGATAGGTAAGTTTATGAAATTAGAAAATATAGTAATTATTGAAAACAGACTTTTCCAAAACTCAACTCAAATTTACTTTGAAAATTTTCCATTTGATGGTGATGAGTTTTATGTGCCAGTTGGTGATTACACTAAGCCAATTGGTTTCCTAAAGTTTAAGCAAATTGCTAAGCCAGGCTGCTTTGAATTATCCGAATTAGTGTCCCTAGATTATCCCAGCCCAAATCCACAATTTTCGTTGTCAGGTGTTTTATACTCTCGCCAGAAAGCGATCGAAGCCCATCAATCAATTTGCGCTTATCAGCAGGCGGTAAATCGGTTGCCATGATTTTTGATTCTAATAAAGTTTTAAATTGGTCTGCTTCGAATTTTATTGTCACCACTCCAAATATTGCAGATAAACCTCCATCATTAGCCATGAAATCTGCACCCTTTTGGGTTAAGCGAGTATACCCAAGTGTGAATGTTGAGTTTTGTATTGCTCCAAAGCCAAGCTGAAGAAATATACTTTTAGGCTCTAATAATTCATGGGATTGTAGATAATATAAATTTGCAAATACCTTCTTCCTAGATTCGTCTTCAAGTTGGTACACTTCATGTGAAAAATCATAAGCTAAAGGGTAGGTTGAAGCCATTTTTTTCATCAACTCCAATTGCAAAACTCTATCAAGCAACATGAATTTCTCCAAACATATGTTATTCTCAATTTATCAATTATCTTGTGATATTGGTGGGCGCAAAGGCTAATGCTGCCAACATTAGTCAATCCAAGACCTTCCTAACCTTGGATGGAAAGACCGACTTATCATCGGTCTTTTTTTATTATTTAATTTTCTGTCCAAGCTTTCCTTATTTTACCAACTGCACTACTTGTTCATTTGTAAGGACTGGAATAAAGACTTTATCACCAATGTCCTTTGAGAGGATCTTCACTTCTTCGGCTGTTAGCACCAAAGCTTCACCATGTTTCGCAGCATCATTGATGCGAGCAATAATCTGGTTGATTGGTCGTTTTGAATTGTCCATAAGTCTTCCTGTGATTAATGCGAATAAGGATGTTCTTGTCTGTGCTGACTTGGTGGTACGATGTCAGTAATAGCTGTAATGCTTTCTACCTCATCCATTTCAAAGAAAAATCGCTCACCACCATTCACAGAAAGCAAACTTAAAACCCCACCATTGATGCCGACAAATTCTTTAATTGTGCATCTTCCATCCTTCAAGCACACTTGAACAAACTCATTCGGCACAAGATCTGCATCAGGGTCGCATACAACATACCAGCCATTACGAATTGCTGGAAACATTGAGTCGCCAGTTCCTTTAATGCCATAGGCTCTTGGTCCTGCTGAGTGAGTTGGAACATACCCATCTCCAGCATTGCCTTCATAACCCATATCTGTGAAATAGCCATCCATGCCCATCTTGGAGTAAGCCTTAACAGGAACATATCTTTTTTGGGTGGGGAATGATTTAACAGGTGTTTCAAGAAATTTAACAGCATCTTCGCTATCGGGAATATTGTATTTTTTCTTAAAAGCTTCGATATCCAGAACTTTCAATTGTGTAACAGTGCTATCCAACTTAGGGCCGCTTTCATCTCCATTAGTTATATATGAAGTCGACACTCCGAAATAAGCGGCCATTTTGCTTAATGGGTCTGCTTTAGGAGCATAAGCATCTTTCTCCCAACCAGTGACATTGGGCGCACTAACTCCGGCGATTTTTGCCAACTCGCCTTGGGTTAATTTCTTTTCTCTTCGTAAGGCGCGAATACGCTGACCCATAGTTTCTAGATTCTTCATATAAGTTATCTTACATCTTGCAAAAATAAGTTATCTTTGTTTTAATACTAAGAAATCTTATTTTTCGAGGTTGCACAAATGACCAAACAGGAAGCTTATGAGTTGCTTGGTGTCAATGGTGTTGGCTTAGCAAAGTTATTAGGAATTGAGCCACCTGCTGTTTACCAGTGGTCAAATGAAAAGATCCCTTTAGCTCGCGAATACCAAATCAGAGACTTGGCAAATGGCAAAGAACCAATCAAACGAACTACTTCAAATGCTTAGGACCTAACCATGAGCAAATTATCAGTTGATATATCTGCAAGCGCGAGAAATGGAGTATCCCGCATATTGCATGGTCTTGATATAAGCAATCAAAAAGAGATTGCTGAACAATTAAAAGTTGATCCAAGCACTATTACTCGGCTTAAAACGGATAAGAAAAACAATGGCTTGAATGAAATTGAAATGTTTTGCGAGCTATTGAGTTTGCTTGGATTAAAAGTCGTCCCTAAAGATTATCAGAGTATTGATAAGGAACGTGTTGCTGCACTTTTAGTCATGTCTAAAAGTTGGATGAACCGTATAGAAACGGTGGATGACTTATTTCATGACGAAATCAGTGGTCAAAAAGAAAAGCTTGGATATTAAAAAAGCCCGATGGTGACAATCAGGCTTCATGTTCATTTAACCAAGAAAAAACAAATGAACAAGGTCAATTTATCACAAGTTTTAATAAATGGCAAAGAAGAGTTGGTTATCGAAATTTTTGAAATAAAAACCACTACCTGCGCGAACAGGAGTGGTTAGGCATTCAATTGAGGTGAATCAAATGAACACAAACAATTTATCAGAACAGCCAACCGAACTCAACTCACAGGAATTTGTTGTAGGTGACATGGTGGTTGTTAATGAACTGGATCACAACGAAATTTTTGAAGTGTTTGGATTTTACTACAGCACACCTAAACGACTTTTTGTGAAGTCAGTGTGCGGTAAGCAATTAGCTCTACCAGTTCAATTCTTTAGATCGGCATCAATTGCTGAGTTAGAAACAAATCGGCGATTAACTGCAGAAGAGTTAGCACGGGCGGAGGTGTCTTAAATGAAATGGGGACATGATCAACTAGCTCATGACTTAGCAGAATATCTAATGCAGAACTCAGACCGAATTATATGGACTGATATGCAATTAGGTTCTGCCGGCTCACCAAGACCTGATGTATATACGATTCCTAAATCCTATGCCAATTTCAAACCAATTGCTTATGAATGCAAGGTATCTGTTGCAGACTTCCGATCAGACATTACAAAGGGCAAATGGCAAAGCTATTTAAAGTTTGCCAGCGGTGTAATTTTTGCTGTACCTAAAGGTTTGGTTTCAAAAGATGATATCCCTAAAGGTTGCGGATTAATTGTCCGTAGTGAAAAGGGATGGCGGATGGTAAAGGGTCCAACATTACTACCCGTGAAAAATGATCTATCGGCTGATTTCTGGATCAAGTTAGTTATTGATGGTGTTGATCGTTCTTTAGGTCGACATAGAAAAATGACAATGAATTTATATACGGTACACAATCAAATCGAAAAGAAATATGGCAAGGAACTAGCGTATTTATTATCTGATTTTGATACTGCCAAAAGTCGGCTTGAAACCAAGACTAAATATTTACAAGAAAAAATTAATCAACTGGATGTCTTTAAAGCTGCTGAACACTACAAACGTGAATTAGATGAACTTGAGATCGTAAAGAAAGAATTATGCGACCTGCTTGGACTTCATCATAACGTTGCAATCTGGACAATTAAAAGACGACTAAGTGAAAAAATGCATTTGTTAGACGTTGATCAAACAGTTAGCAAAATGAAAGGTGTCGTTGAGAGTTCAATAAATCATATGGAGAGGCAAGTTCGAGAACTAAAGTCCTTACTGGAACCGGTATTTGATACCAAGGGGGATTTATGAGTCTAGATGCCACCAAATGGGCTTGGGAAGTCCAGTTCAGTGATCGTAAGGGCGGCAGTCTAAAGCCGCTTAAACGACTCGTCTTGTTGTCACTAGCCGATCGTGCTGGTGAAGAACATACATGCTATCCGAGCGTTAAACGCTTAGAAGATGACACTAATCTTGACCGTAAAACGGTTATGAAGATTATTGCTGAACTAATTGAAGACGGTCTTATCGCCGATACGGGTGAACGTACGGGTAAAACCAAACAGGTGAAAATCTATAAATTAATTGGCGTGTTAGGACGTGAAAATAAAAGGGTACCAACAACGGGATACTTACCGCAGGAAAGTACCGATTTAAAGGGTACCAATGTTGGAACAGTACCAACAACGGAACAGTCCCATTGTTCCGAGGAAAGAGTACCAACAATCCCATTAAACAGTACCAACGTTGGGACACGGAATCTACCAAAGAATCTATCAGAAGAATCTAAAAATAAAAAAACATGGTTGAGTTTGAAAAAACTTGGTGAAGAAATTTGTTTGGCAACTGATCAGGAAACTTACGAGCAGATCAAAAATGCGACTTGGTTTGATCGAGAGCTACGAGCATTTGAACTCTACAACGCTGAGAAGAACCTTTGTGATGAACTCATGAATTACCACTTTGCAGATTGGTTAATCAACGCATGTGGCAAATACCAAGCTCGTGAACAGACAGGTTTCCGAAATTCAGGGTCGCAGGTTCGGTGCTCGCCGAGCGCACCGCACCAATTGAGTGACAAACAGGTTCACACCTTCGCTCAAAAACTCTCACAACATCCTGAGTTCGCAAGTCAGTTTGCAGCTGCAGGGGAAAGCTACGATCAACTTGCAGCACGTATCGCCGTAAAACTTAGCGATCCAGTTCAGGCCAAACAATGGGAACCATATCTCAAGCAAGTCGGGTTCAAAGGCACATTGCAGGGGGCTGCATGACATCAATGAGCCTTGCTGATTACCGCGCAACATGTCCGAAAGCTCAAAAAGTAAAAAAGGGGCGTAACAAGTTTAATGCTTCGAAAATTAAATTGGATGGAATGACTTTTGACAGTACTAAAGAATACAAACGGTATATCGAGCTAAAGGCTCTACAACAACGAGGTGAAATTAAAGAATTGCAGCATCACACAAAATTTGAATTGGCACCGAAGACAAAATTAAAAGGGGAGAAACGAGCTAAACCAGCACTTAGATATTTTGCCGATTTCACTTATTTCACGACAGCAGGTGAATACGTTGTTGAAGATGTGAAGTCTATAGCTACACGCAAGTTACCGAGTTACCGAAATAAAAAACACCTGATGAAAACAGTTCACAATATTGATGTGAGGGAAGTTTAAACATGAATGCAAAAGTTAATAACAAGACAATGGACTGGTCTAAACGTTCTGCTCATCAATGGTTGGAACAATATGGTCTATGGGTAAGATCAACAAAATCTAAAGTTTCTGCTAATCCTTTAGCAACCTTAATTGACCAAAATGACACAACTAGAATTAGATCAAGTAAGATCTCTATGCCATGTGAAATAGAAGATTATGAGGCAGTTGAAGTAAGCAAACTCTTGGCTAAAATGCATAATGATAATAGGGAGTTTTTACAAGAAAGGGCTTGGTTTTTAATACTTTATTATGAAAATAATTGGTCGTATTTAACAATAGCTAATGTGCATAGATGTAGTAAAGCAAAGGTACGTGCTGAGATTGATAAAGGCTTGGCATATTTGGATGGAAAAATTGAGGTGTTGCAATCTTGACAGTGCAGCACACTTGGTTTAGATTTGTGATATGGTGGGACGAAGTTATAAGCGTTGCACCAAATTGTTTTAAAAGCTCGCCAAATGGTGAGCTTTTTTGTTTTATGTTATAAATAAATTTCAATAATAAATTAGAGAGTTAAATTATGGGGGAATGGTCTGATTACTTTGAGGATTTTCCAGAAGAAGATCCATGTAATTATATTAATGGACAATTTAACGAAGAATTGGCTCAACAACGAAGAAGCCAGTTAAATTCAGTTTCAAGTACTCCTTCTGAAAAAGAGAGGCGTCTGAGAAAAGAGCAGCAAGATTTACTTTTCAAACATAAAGGTATTAAGTAATTATATTTGGCCTCCTTCGGGAGGTTTTTGTTTATGTTATAGTCCAGTCTAATTAAAAACTGGTGCTTAAAATGAATATCTGTGTTGGTGGTGAACTTGATGGGCAAAAGATAGAGAAAGAAGGCAGATTACTAAAAGCTTCTGATATCGACCCATCTTTTAAAACTGAGTACTACAAGCAAGTTTTTAACCGCGACAACATTAACTATCATTTTTGGCTGCCAATTGGATCTGACTTACATGATATGTCTGAGAAAGTTCTAAATATCATTAGATCACCTAAAAACTAGTTTTATCGTTTGCCGGACGTATTACGGCGCATGAAGCCCCGCTAAATATCGATTATTGGCGGGGCTTTTTATTTGATATCTAATAAACATTTCTTTAAAAAAATAATACATAGGTTGCAAAAAAGCCAAGTTAATAACCTTTTATCCATTTTGAATGGATATTAAAAATTTAGAAGAAAGGATGTTTTTACTAGGTGATCTATGTCGAATGTGGGAAATATACACCGTGAAAGTAAGAATTGCTCATTAGTAGCAAAGATAGTAATGATTTTGGGAGTAATTTGGGGGATTGCATTTATAGTTGCTTTTGGCCAAGTTGAAACCCGAAATGAATATCTTGAGATCATCAATGTTTGGTCAACAAAGATGATAGTTATAGGTTGTTTAATTATTCTTAATGGCTTTGGTTTAGGTTATTTAATTCTCAAGATTAGTTGTATCTTAAGGAATCAAGAAATTCTCTTGAATGAAAGATTAAAAAGCTAATAGGCTTTTCTTTATATTAATTCAATTAAATTTTGATTCGCTTGTTATTTTACTCAATATAAAACCCATCTAAATATCAATTATTGAAGGGATTATTTCTTTAATTTAAATTGATTTTAGTAAGAAGAAAGATGTATATAAATATTAGTAAATTATAAAATTATTCAATAAATTCAAATATTTAAATTAAAAATCAGTGATAAAACTTTAACAATATTTACGTACGTGATGAATATAGTAACTCAAATAAACATTATGAAAGATAAATAATTATAAAAAAAGGAGTACAAACGCTATGAATGAGAATGTAGAGCTAATAAAGTACATTGATATAGCTGAGACAGTTTACGAACGGGTATATGAAAATAATAAAATTTCAAATAATTTGATTGTTAATCTCAATCGCATAATGGCTGAGATAAAGAATCAAGCTGCAGAAAAAAAACTCAAATTGAAGTACAGCTCAATAGACTTTGAATATTGTTTAAGTTTGCCGTTGGCTGATCGAGATATCAAAGTTGATTTAAGTCTCGTCCCTCATTTTGAAGATCGTGAGGAAAGCATTTTGTGGTTAACCAATTTTGTTGGGAAAATTTGTGAACAAAAAAAGATGAACAGGCAGAAATTGAATTTCCGCTAATGCGTCTACAGATTTCTATATAATTTGCTTAGCGTAGATATTTTTTTAGGAATATTTTAGATCTTAAGGCCCGTCAGATATCAGTTTTCGGCGGGCTTATTATTTTATCGTTAAGTAAAAATCAATGATTTTATAAATTATTAAAAAATAATTAAAAATGTTTTACTTCATTAAATGAAATTGTTATACAGAATGATTAATAAGGGGTTTTCAATGACAATTATCACATTACGAGATGTTGAGACAAATGAGCGGGTAATTGTAAGGTCTGTAATCGACCCAATCGCAAGAAAAGATACAAAGGGCAACTTACAAATTGTTCAAGTTCATAAGTGGCTATATGATGAATCTGATGATTTTGTTGATGAAGAGTTCTATGGTGCTCTGAACAGTGGAAAAGTTGGAATGTATGTAAGTTTGCAGTATGTGATTATGAAAATTGAAAACTAATTAGCTTTTTTAATTTTTAGTTAGTCTTCGATCGTAACTCTGCAAATAGCCTGACCACTACGCACATAAAACCCCACTCGATATCAATTGTCAGTGGGTTTTTTTCATATTCTGTATAATTTTTAGAACTGAAAAAAGATTATGTATGAGTAAGAAAAAATCAAAACTATCATCACTCGAAATGTATAGGTATTTAAATATTAATGTTTTAAATGTTTGAATTATTTTATTTTTAATTCAATTCATATTGATAGTGCTTAAATATTATGCCAAGATGCTGTTGGGAATATTTCCGAATAGATATTTCCTATTTCAGGTATAAGCGTAATTTTTTCGCTAAGCCCATTTCTGAATGAGAAGAAGTGGGCTTTTTTATTTTTAAATATTTCTGTACTATCAGAGTGTTGCTTTAAGTAACACTAAACCTTGTTGATCAGCGCAAATATCAAAAAGGGGGAGCTTGCCTACTAGGCAAGCTTTTTAAATTGATCGATTAGCCTCAATAATTCATTTTAAAACTCAATAGAAAAAATCAAATCTGCAAAGTTTTCATATACTCTAAATTATTGAATATAATTGATTTATATCTTATCTTAAAATTTCCTTAAAAAACTAAAATTACTTGTTGCAACATTGTTATAATGGGACTACCTTAAGAAAAATACTTTATAAAAATGAGGAGCTGCTGAAATGCCACAGTATCTCATGTTTGCGGAAAATATTTATAAGAAAGTGAAAGATGAGCAAGTATTTTCAGATGACCGTATTGAAAATATGAACACACTTATGAAATATATACGCAGTGAAATTGAGGGGACTGAATTTAAATTAAAATATAATTTTATTGATTTTATGGAACAATTTAGTACACCACTAGATGAATGCAAAGTAAAAATAGATGTGAGTCTGATCCCCCATTATAATTTAAAAGATGAATACATTTTATGGTTAGCTGGATTTATCGAAAAAATTACAGAAGGGGGACCTAAACCACCTCCACCAATTAAAAAATTTATTCCAGAGTTTATGAGCTTAAAATCTGAATTGGATTTTTTACCTTTAAATGAGGAAAAAGTTCAAAACGAAGGTAAAGAAATTATGGATTACTTTAATTCAAAGCTCTATAAGTCAACTTTTAAGAAATAATATTTTATTGTCTCTGAGTTTAGCCACCGCCTAAGGGCGGTTTTTTTATGGGTGAAATATGGACGGTAAAGAGTATTTTTGGCTTACACGGAAAAAAGAACCTAAAACCAAACCTAAAAGCAGACCATTGCCTAAAGCAACTCAAAGGTACTTGGAGGCAGAAGAAGAATTTACTCAAGCTTTAGATAATCTGGGAATTAAATACGAAAAGAAATTCCAGTTTAAATCTACAAAGCATTGGCGGTTTGATTTTCATTTAATTGAACATCGCATATTAGTTGAAATTGCTGGTGGCCCTTGGTCGGGTGGTCGAAAGGGTAAGCTAAAAAACAAAGCTTGGAGTCTTGATCGTTACGATGTGGCTGAAGAGATGGGATACACAGTAGTTCGCATAGAGACGGCTTCAAGATGCCGCATTGATGAATCTGGACCTTTGCAGATCCAAGCTCATTTCGCAAGCCAATGGCTTAAAAACTTGAAGAGGCAAATATTTAATGGATCAGATCAGACCATTTCCTCCAACTGATTTTATGGATCAGGCCGAAGAAGAGGAAGCACTCCGTTTAATACCGGCACCTGATTTAAAACAATGGGTTGTTGCTAATTTTCTTACGCTGGGTGGACCTTTACATAATCCAGATCACGACCATATCGCTGAGATGCTTCATGACAATGAGGGTTTCTTGGCTTTCGCATGGGCTTCTTCTGCTTATACCAGAGCTAAGCGTATGGTGCTCGGCCAATGTGAAAAGGTTATGTTTCAACAAGGCGGCTGGAAAAAAGCCCGACAAGAGCAGCAAATGCGTGATTGGTTCGGTTTCGTTCCAATTTACCTAATCACAATCGATGCAAGCTTCTGTGAAAAGGCAAACGATAGCGAGTTCTGTGCTTTGCTTGAACATGAGCTTTATCACATTGGTGTAGAACGAGACTCGGACGGTGAGATTATTTACAGTGATCATACTGGATTACCAAAGCACTATTTAGCCGGTCACGATGTGGAAGAGTTTATCGGTGTTGTAAAACGCTGGGGAGCAAATGACAGTGTTAAGCGACTTATTGAAGTCGCAAAAAATCCTCCGTTTGTTTCGGATTTAGATATTGCGAGATGCTGCGGCAACTGTGTAATCAATTGAGCCAAATGGCTCTTTTTTTTTGCCCATTTTGTTATACGTAGTTATACGATGAGGAAGTTATGGCGACACTAAAAGAGCCTGTGAAAATCTTTATAGTTCAGTCTCTTGCTTGTCGTGATACACCTCAAGAAGTGGCTGAACTCGTAAAACAAGAGTTTGGCGTTGATATAGATCGTGTTCAAGTTGCAACTTATGACCCTACAAAAGTTGCTGGTAAGAACTTAAGCAAAAAGTATGTCGAACTATTTGAAAAAACCAGAGATGAGTTTGATAAAGGCTTAATTGATATTCCTATTGCCAATAAGTACTACCGATTGAAGCAATACCAAAGACAACTTGAGAAGACTAGAAACGTCAAAACAGCCTTAAAAATTCTTGAGCAAGCCGCTAAAGACATTGGTGGTCAATTTACTAATCGCCAAGAAATTACAGGCAAAGACGGCGGACCAGTCCAAACAGTTAATTCAGAAATTCCAGTTCCAATGGAAGATTACTTAAAAGCGCGGAGGGAAGTCTTAGATGAGTACTGATGCGGCTCGGGATAAAGCCATCCGGATCGAGGCGCAAGAAGATTTATATTTCTTCACAAGGTACATGTTTAAGGAGCGCCGTGGTTATAAATGGATGCAGAACTGGCACCACTTAGAAATCTGTGAAGCTTTGATGAAAGTTTATCGCGGAGAGATAAAGCGGTTAATTATTAACGTTCCACCACGATATTCTAAAACTGAAATTGCTGTAATTAATTTTATGGCTTGGTGTTTTGGAAAGAAGCCTGACTGTGAGTTTATTCATATCAGTTACTCGGCAATGCTTGCCGCAAATAACGCCTTCCAGATTCGAACACTCGTACAAGAGGAGGCGTATAAAAAGGTCTTTCCTGATCTCACATTGCGTGATGATAGTAAGGCTAAAGACTTCTGGAGGACTTCTCAAGGCGGTGTCTGCTATGCGACTGGTACAGGCGGTACGATTACTGGTTTTGGTGCGGGTAAACTTCGTGATGGGTTTGGTGGATGCATCATTATCGATGACCCACACAAAGCGCATGAAGCTTCTTCTAAAACAATTCGAGAAGGGGTAATTGATTGGTTCCAAAACACCCTTGAGTCGCGTACTAACTCACCAGATACACCGATTATCGTCATCATGCAGCGTTTGCATGAAGATGATTTAGCAGGTTGGTTGTTAGGCGATAGAAAAGACGGCGTTCCTGTAGCTGGTGGAAATGGTGAAGTGTGGGAGCATCTATGTCTTTCGGCTATTCAGGAAGATGGATCCGCACTGTGGCCAGCAAAGCACAATATCCAAAAATTGAGGCTAATGGAGCAAGCCGCACCATATGTATTTGCCGGGCAGTACCGACAAATGCCATCACCGCCAGCAGGCGGTTTTTTTAAGCCTGACAATATTCAAATTGTTGATGCTTTGCCTGCGGACGTCTTGAAACAAGTAAGGGCTTGGGACTTTGGAGCAACCGAAAACGAAGGCGACTTTACTGTAGGTGTAAGAGAAGCTCTAGGCGCAGATGGTTTTACTTACATTGTCGATGTAACTAGAGGACAGCTTGGTCCAGACAATGTGAATAAGCGCTTAGAACAAACAGCAAAAATAGATGGGAAAAAAGTTTCTGTGCGCCTTCCACAAGATCCCGGTCAAGCTGGTAAATCGCAAGCTAGTTCATTTGTAAAGCTTCTCGCGGGTTATAGCGTGATAGCTAAGCCAATTTCAGGTGACAAGCTTACACGGGCACAACCATTTGCGGCCCAAGTTAACGTAGGAAATGTACGTATGCTCAAAGGTGAGTGGAATAAGGACTTTATTGAAGAGCTTCGTCATTTTCCTAATGGCACACATGACGACCAAGTGGATGCAGCTTCAGATGCGTTTAATGAATTACATGAAGGATTTGAAACCTTCTTCGCTGATATGGGATTTGCTCGATGAGTGATGTAACTTTTCAACATGCTGAATATGTTAAGAACTTGCCATACTGGCAAAAACTTGATGATGTTTGTGAAGGTGAAGATGCAGTTAAGGCTAAAGGTGAAAAATATTTGCCAATGCCAAATGCACATGATAAATCACCTGCAAATAAAAGCGCTTATAAGGCTTATCTTACCCGTGCAGTCTTTTATGAAGTAACAGGGACTACATCAAATAGTTTAGTTGGAGCAGCTTTTGCAACAGATCCAAGTTTTAAATTTCCTCCCGAGCTTGCTCATTTAGAACGTAATGCGAATGGAGCCGGTTTAAGTACTTATCAATTGGCTCAAAATGGAATTCGCCACTTATTGAAGCATTATCGTTGCGCTTTATATGTTGATTATCCTGATGTGCCACCAGCTCGTAATCTGGCGGAATTTAAAGCGCAAAAAGCCTATCCAATGATTCATTTGCTCAATGCCCTTGATGTAGTGAATTGGGATTCAGTAATGGTCGATAACCAGAAAAAACTTTGTCTCGTGGTTATCCGTGAATTTAGGTCTGAGCGCGGTGCTGATGGATTTAGTAAAACCGAACAAGAGCAATATCGTGTACTTCGTTTAGAGCAAGAGGGTAATGGGGAATATATTTATTCCGTTCAGGTGTATACAAAGGGTGAAAAGGGTAACTGGGTTGGCGGAGATAAGAAGTTTCCAACAGATTACAACGGGAATTTCTGGACCTATATACCTTTTACATTTGTAGGTGCAATTGATAATTCAGAAGAGATCAAAAAGCCACCATTACTTCCTTTGGCTAATCTCAATTTAGCCCATTACAGAGACAGCGCGGACTTTCAAGAGTCCGTTTTTTATATGGGGCAACCTCAATACTTTGCGAAGGGTGTTACATGGGAATGGTACGACCAAGCCAAAAAACGTGGCATATACATTGGTGCGAAAGTACTTTTGCCTTTACCTGAAAATGGTGGATTAGGAATTGTTCAAGTCGACCCTAATACTCTTGCCCGGGAAGCGATGAAAGATAAGTGGGAAAAAATGAAGGAGATGGGGGCGCGTTTAATTGAGAAGGGTACAGCGGGTAAAAAGACTGCTACGGAAGCGAATAGCGATGACGCCGTTCAGCATTCAGTTCTTTCGCTCTGTGTAGTCAATATGAATGAAGCCTTGTCAGCTGCATTACGATGGGCTGCAAAGTTTGTAATGCCAGATGTCGATGTTCTCTCTAAGGACGAATTGGTATTTGAAATTAGTCAAGAATTCAACAAGCAAGGTTATTTAGCTGAGTTAGCTAGACAGTTATTTGAAGCAGCTCTACAAGGCCGATCTTCATTTAAATCGTGGTGGGAATACAACCAAACAGGTATGTTTCCAAAACAAAAATATGAAGAAGAGTTGCAGAATGTTGAAGCTGAGCAAGATGGGACTTTAAACCAAAGGTAGAGTGAGATGGCAGCAGATATCAATAAACTTTTTGAAGTACTCACTCAGCATCAAGCTTATCTTTATCGTGCTTCATCAAAGACTGTTAATGAGCTTTTAGGTTTATTCAATGATGATACGAGCAAGATGTTATCTAAGCTTCGGGATTTATTGGATGAGCTTAATGAGTCGGAGAAAGTTGCTTTAGCAGGTGGTAAATATACAACTTCAAATCTCAGGGAAATTAAAAATTTGATTGCCCAGTGGTTTGCTAGTGTAAATACCAGCTTGCCTGAAGCATTCGCCGTCTCTGCTACAGCTTTGGCTGTTTATGAAGCAAATTATATTGCCAAGTTATATGGAAGTAAGCTTAAAAAAACTGATGGTGAAATGCTTTATTCTGCAGCTAAAAAGGTGCCATTGGTTGGTGGTGCTCTTGTCGATGATCTTCTATCCAGAATTGCTGAAAATGCCCGTCAAAAGGTTGAGTATGCAATTAGAGATGGCATCAACTCAGGCAAAACAAATCAAGAAATTGTTCAGCGCATTCGTGGTACCAAACGGCTTAACTATGAAGATGGGATCTTAAATGGTACCAAAACTGATATTGAGCGAACGGTAAGAACTGTGCGAAGTCATGTAGCTAATCAAGCCTATCTAAATAGCTTCAACCAAATTGGCTTTGAATATGTCCGATTTGTTAGCGTTTTAGATGGACGAACTTCTAAGCTTTGCGCTTCATTAGATGGTTCAGTGTGGGAAATAAATGATCCGGCAAAGCGAGTGCCGCCGTTACATCCTAACTGTCGCAGTATCTTGGTTCCTGTCGAGAAGGACGGGGAACTAGTTGGTGAACGGCCATTTGTCATGGACGAACGTAGAGTTAAGGACATTCCAAAAGATGAGCGAAGCCAGTTAATAGGGCAGTTAGATGCCAATACCACTTTTAAAGAGTTCTTCAAAAAGACAGACGATTTCTTTCAAAAAGAGTGGCTAGGGCTAACCCGCTATAAGCTCTATAAAGAAGGAAAGTTTGATTTTGAAAAGTTCTTCGATCCGGAAGGGCGGCTTTATACCTTGGACCAACTTCGAAAGTTGGATGAGCAAACTTTCAAGGAGTTGGGCTTATGAGTATTAGTTCAGAATTCATCTTTATTTCTTTCTTCGTTGTTAGTGGGCTTATCTACTGGCAAAGAAGCAAGCATTTTAAAGATTATTTAAAACGGAAACGCTAAATAAAATTTTAACCATAGCACCTTCGGGTGCTTTTTTTGTGAGAAGAAAATGATCAAAGAAGTAACAGAGCAAGAGTTAGCTGAAAAGTCTGTGGCACCCCGAGTAACTAAAGCGCAAATTGATTCATTGATGGAGCGTGTTACTTATACGGTAGAGCAACGCCCCGGAGGCACGACATCTACTTTTGTACATGCATTTTTAGATGGAAAGTTTTTTCTAGCAACGGGTTTTAGTGCATGTGTGAATGCTGAAAACTTTGATGCTGAAATTGGTGAGCGTATGGCTCGTGGAAATGCAGAAAAGTCAGCCGAAAATAAACTTTGGGAGCTAGAAGGCTACCGTTTATTTGCAACAAATTTCTAAGATTTTAATCGAAATGAAGCGTCCTAAGGGGCGCTTTTTTAATGCCTGCCAGATGCGGATGCGGACGGTGAATCCGGGCGGATGCCCATTTTGTATATAGGTTGGATGACCAATGAAACTTAAAACAGTAACAATCGACGGTAAAGTTTATGCGGAAGTAGACGGTGATAAGCCGATCTATATTCATGATGATGGCAAAGAAATGCCACATGATGCACCTCATTCGGTAGCAACAATTGCACGCTTAAACAATGAAGCTAAAACACACCGTGAAGCCAAAGAAGCAGCCGAAAAAGCATTAAAAGCTTTTGAAGGAATTGAAGACCCAGCGGCAGCTAAAAAGGCATTACAAACAATCCAAAATCTCGACGATAAAAAGCTGGTGGATGCCGGTGAAGTTGAGAAAGTTAAAGCTGAAGCTATCAAAGCAGTTGAGGAAAAATATGCCCCGATTGTTGCGCAACGTGATGCTCTAGAAGCCTCTTTACATAAAGAACTTATCGGCGGTGGTTTTGCTCGTTCTAAGTACATTCAAGACAACATTGCAGTACCTGTGGACATGGTTCAGGCAACCTTTGGTCATCACTTCAAAATCGAAGAAGGCAAGGTGGTTGCATATGATCCGAACGGCGAAAAGATTTATTCACGTGTCCGCCCGGGTGAACTTGCAAATGTTGATGAAGCTTTAGAGTCATTGGTTGGTGGATACCAGCATAAAGACTTAATTCTTAAAGGTGGTAAAGGAACTGGTGGCGGTTTTCAAGGTGGGGGCAAAGGTGGAGCACCTACTGGAATGAAACGCAGTGAAATGTCTGTTTCTCAGAAAGCAGATTACATCAAAGAACATGGCAATGATGCCTTCCTAAAACTACCGAACTAATCATTAAATATTTGGAGATAAGTAGTTATGACTACGACAGTTAATTCCGACATGATCATCTACAACCAACTGGCCCAAACAGCGTATTTAGAACGTTTACAAGACAATTTGAATGTCTTTAATGAAGCTTCCAATGGTGCGATTATTTATCGTAATGAAATCATTCAAGGTGACTTCAATAAAAATGCATTCTACAAAGTTGGTGGTAGCATTAAACATCGTGATGTGAACTCCAATGCAAAAGTAACTCCGGAAAAAATCGGTGCAGGTGAGTCTGTAGGTGTAAAAATTCCATATAAATATGGCCCCTATGCATCTACTGAAGAGGCATTTAAGCGCCGTGCTCGTACACCAGAAGAATTTGCTATGGTTGTTGGTTACGATCTTGCAGATGCATTGGTTGCAGGCCGATTAGAGTACAGTTTAGCTTCTTTAAAAGCTGCTATTTCTAGTAATCCCGATATGGTTGCGAAAGGAAGTATTGTTGTTGATGGCCGCAAAGCATTAACTCGTGGTATGCGAAAGTTTGGTGATAAGTTTGGCCGAATTGGCTTATGGGTGATGAACTCAGATACATATTTCGATATTGTCGATGATGCTATCACTAAGCAAATTTACGGTGAATCTGAAATCGTTATCTATGGTGGTTTACCAGGAACCTTAGGAAAGCCGGTATTGGTGACGGATGCTGTAGGTGATAACGATGCTTTTGGTTTGCAGTATGGTGCTGTAACTGTAACTGAATCACAAGTACCGGGCTTCCGAGCTTATGACATCAATGATGAAGAAAACTTAGCAATCGGTATGCGTGCTGAAGGTGCATTTAACCTAGATATTCTTGGTTATAGTTGGGATACATCGAAAGGTGAAAATCCTGATCTTACATTACTTGGTTCAAGTGCTAACTGGATTAAATATGCAACCAGCAACAAAATGACAGCAGGTACGTTACTTGATTTATCAGGTACAGCAACAACTGGTTAAAACGTGAAAATTAAAACCGTAAGAGGGCTAATAAGTCCTCTTTTTTATTGTTAAGAGAAAAGCTTCATGAAAATTATCTATACACGTATTGCAGCAGCAGCTGCATTAGAGACGGGCATTGTTGCTAACCCTGACTATTATCAAAACCCAAATTTGAAAGCAAAAGAGGTAATTATTTATGGTAATTATCCAAAAATTCAAAAGGATTATGAAGAGTTAGAAGTGCCAGTTGAAGTTCGCAAATTGGAAGAACCTCAAAAAACCACTTTGGCCACAGTTGACGTTAAGGTGGGAATAACACCTGAGTTGCAAGCTGTGATTGATGATGCAAAAGCTGAATGTGAAAAGGTAGTTGAAGAAAACACTCAGCTTAAGCAGAAAATTGCCATCTTAGAGCAGACCGGTGGTACCCAGTCAGACTTGTTATCTGAGAATTCACGATTAAAAGATGCAGCAGTTTTAGCAGATAAAACTCTCAAAGATGCTGAAGCTCAAGTGGTCGGCATTAAAGCTGAATTTGAAGCTTTTAAAAACGATATTCCTGCAATGCAGGCACGTATTGCTGAATTGGAAGCTGGAAAAGCGGCAGAAAATCCAGCTACAGAAACGGCAGTTAATGATTTTGAAAACTGGTCAAATGATCAATTAAAAGAATATTTGGCTAGTAAAAACATTGGTTACAAGCCGTCTGCAACAAAAGCAGAACTTCTTAAATTAATCCCGAAGGAATAATGCAATGAGCTTTATTACTGTAGATGACGCAAATTCAATTTTGGGCAGCGATTTTGCACCAGACAGTGATAAAGCTCGTCTGGTTCAACTGGCAAATGTCTGGATGAAAAAACGCATTGGTTTTGTACCGGATCCTATAGATCCGCTTCTTAAGGATGCTGCTTGTGAAATCATCAAGGGTATTTTGGCTAAGGTGATTTATAACGGTAAAGAACAGCAGCTGAAGCGTAAAAAAGTGAAAGCTGATTCAGTAGAGTCAGAGAAAGAATATCAAGATGGATCCGAAGCAATTTCTAGTTTTGAGCAGATGGCAATTGATTTCATTGATTCACTTGACTTGAAAGACCCAAATGCAAGTTTTAATGGCTTTGGTATTCCACTTTATAGGGCGTAAATAATGGGCCTACGTGACGAAATTCAGGCAGATATTGCTGAAGCATTTAATGATGATCTGGCGGACGCCGTTCATTCATTTACTTGTGAGCGGATCTCAAAAACTAATTGGAATCCTAAGACTGAAACGTATGTTGAAGTTAAAGAAAACTATTCCGGCCGTGGTGTTCTGTTTGGCTCATACAACCAATATGAAATACAAACGCTTGGTGTGCTGGCCACAGATAAGAAAGCGACCGTACTTCAAAATGAAGTGACTATGGTGCCGAAAATTGATGATGAATGGCTAACAGCCTTAGGCTCATTCCGGGTAATTCATATACAGCAGGATCCAGCTAGCACAATCTGGAAATGCCAGTTGAGGAAGGTTTAAATACTTGGTCTAATATCCTTCTAAATGAGGGGGATATATGGCTAAAAAGTCTATAAATGAAAAAATTAAGAATGTAGGAAAATGGTCTATTTGTGGAGTTATAGGCTATTTGATATTAGCCTTTATTCTTAAAAGTAAATATCCAATTTCTCATTATGGCTTTAATCAAGATAATGCTTACGATGTAATAAAAGAAGCCTTAACCCTTGCTGCTGCATTTTTAGCTCCGATTGCTGCTTTTCTACTATTTAGTGACTGGAGAGAGCAACATAATAAGCAGGTCAGAAATGAGTTTGCCTTAAAAGTATTTAATCAGTTCGAAAACTTCTCAACTAAAATTAATCAAGCTGGTTACACTTTATTGGATTTAGAGATAATTATTCCAAAAGAATCAAGTAATTTTAGTGATCCAGATCGCATACCCTTATATTTAGATAATCCAATTTTTACTGAAAACGGTAAGCTGTTAAAAAGTTATGAAAATCAAATTCTAGCAATACATAAAGAATTCAACATACTTTTAGAAAAGTTGAGGGTTCATGGTTTTGTTATAAATCAAGCAGAAAAAATTGATGCACAGATTGCTTATTTTCTTAAAAAGTTTGGTGAAATTCATAGTGAAGAAGATGATTCTTATAGTGAATATTTGCAATTCATTCAAATAGCAAATCAGCATATACATTCATATGAAAATCTGCGTAACGAAATAGAGCAGTTGATTGTTAGTGACATCCTAAGTCAATTACAAGAAACATAAGTTCAAAAAACTACTTTTGAAACATAGATAACCCACTTTGGTGGGTTTTTTTATGGAAATAAATATGAATTGGGTCGTTTATAAATTTTATGAAAGTGTTCAGGTGGTACCTATAGATGATTTAAAGCCACACTCATTTTTTCATTGTGAATGCCATCCCAAAATTGTTGATGGCGTTTATCTTCATAATTCATTTGATGGTAGAGAGGCAACTGAAACACTCTTACCAAGTTAAAAGGATGGCCATGGTTAATACAGATTATTTGCCTGAGTGGTATACCTCACCATTTCAACATGTCAGATATACGCTTGCTAGAAATCAGCTTCATATGGATCTGTTATTTGAAGACATGAATCATGTGGACGAGTTCCTTTCCAAAGAAGGCGCAGCCGCTGAAGTTGATTTCTATTCCGATGGTGCCTATGCAGTTGTTCAACTTGGCGATACTTCAGAAAGAAATTTAATTGAAGTATATGGATTACTTTTACATGAAGCTGTTCATGTTTGGCAGAAGGTGAGGAAACTCATGGGAGAAAAAGAGCCTAGTTCAGAATTTGAAGCATATTCAATTCAAGCGATCGCTCAAGACCTTTTCGAAATGTACGAAGCAAGCGAGGTGAGCAATGGGATGGAAGGGGAAAAAGCCTACTAGTTTTAGTCTTGATGTGTCTAAAGCAGCAGAAGACCATGTGAAGCATATTGTTATGGATACTGTGCAATCTTTAGTTAATTTAAGTCCTGTTGATACTGGTGCATACCGTGCTTCACATATTGTTTCGATTGGATCTGGTGACTATGGCATACGTGAACCTGAAACAAACGCCGTGCAAGATGCCGCTATTCAAGCTGTAAAGATTAAATTGGGCAATTTGGTCTATATACAGAACAACCAGCCTTATGCTGAGCGCTTGGAAAACGGTTGGTCTGATCAAGCGCCACAAGGTATTTATGGCCTCACGTATAACTTTATTTCTCAAAAGTACGGTGGCTAAAATGGCAATGACTTTAGAGCAGACTAGGCAAGCTATCATTGAGCATATGCAAGCTTTTACTGGTATTGCTCAGGAACGAATCCAGTATCCAAATGCACCAGGCTTTAATGTGCCAACAAAAGG